AAAAGGCTTGTCATTGCTGTGTGCATGCGTAAAGTATGCCGCTAATGCTTTAGCACTATAAATATCTGTCAAATTCATATATTCTCATCTCCCATCTTATAACAACTGAATCATTGGCAATGCCGCCATTGTTTCGTTTTCATATGTAACGCCAGTATTTTTTTCGGCTTTAGCTTTATCAATAAAACCATGGATAATTAAAGCTGTATTTGGATTACTTTCATATACATCATGCATCAGAATGCCAATAGCATTTGATTTCCCTTCTGATACAGCAGCTTTAACACCGTTTGCCGCCATTGCTGTGCCGGCTTTAATTACTTTCAGTCCATTGTCTGCTACATCTGTAATAGCAGTAAAATCAACTTTATATGGAATTGAAACGAAATGTTCATTGCTTAAAACATTAATTCCACTTCCAAATTCTCTATGTGTTACTTTCATTTGTTATCTCCTTCCAAATATGCGGAAATACCGCCTTTTGAACCTGCATTAGCCGCCAAAGACTCTGCCAACTGAATATCTTTTGACTTTGTTTCTCCGGAGCTGCCATCGCCACCACCGGGGCGAGGCGTATTTTTTAAGTTATCGTTCTTTGCTTTGGCTTCTGCTGCTTCCAATTTTGTTTTAAACGTGTTAGCCATTGCTGTAGCAACGGTCTTAGAAGTATCAGCATCGGCAGTTACGATACCGTCGATGAAATCTTTATAATCATCTTCCTGCATGCCGGCTGTGATTAAGATTTTTTCAACTTCCAGTTTGTTTGCCATCTTCTGATACTTTTCTTTTTCAGCGTTTGCATCGTCAATGGCTTTCTGACGCTGTTCCTCATCTGTCAATTTTGTGCCTTCGTATTCTTTTACTTTTGCTTCTGCCTTTTTTTTCTCAACTGCTACCTTGTTGTAAACATCTTTAGGCACTACGTTTTTAGGTGCTTCTTCGTTAATTTCCTTGATAGCTTCGCCTAGATTCAGCTTTCCGTCTGCATCTGTATGTTTCTCAAGGATTGATTTAATCCATTCCATAATTTCCTCCTTAGCATTTGTATACCGCTCGCTTGCGGTTCGGATTCTCCACATATGCCTGTGGACAAGGCAATAAAAAATGAACAGTTTATTTTATCAACGACTTATTCAGGTCGTTATCCAGTAACCGGTAATTTTGGAAAGACATCATTTTCACTTTTTATCTCTTTATCTTGCGCTTTTGTTCCCAAATCTCTAAGCCATTTAGCATTGAGATATGGTTGTGAATCAACATATGCTTGTTCAGGATCATTAAATAGTCCGCATATCGTAAATGCAATGCGTGGATGCACACCAGCTTCTAACAGATTAAGCAGTGCTTGGGCTTTAACAAGTATACTGTCTGTTTTGTTACGCGTGAATTTGATATCAATATCCCAAAGTTTAAGCATCTTTAATTCTGATTCTACAGCTAATGTATCTTTAATAATACGAAGAACTAACTTCAAAAAACGTTTTTCGCTTTTTTTGAATGACAATTCAATGGATTTTGCTCTTGCTTCTGCATTGCTCCATCCTTGACCGATTATCAAAGCTTGCCCTGTATTACCACCAGCAGATGCATTTCTGTCAGGAACACCGGCTATCTGTAGCATTTCTTGATACAAAGAATCCACATATACTTGCGAATCAGCTTGGTTTAAATCGACAGTGATATAATCGACATCTCCGCTGGATCCTTGTGGAACTTTTATCTTAATAACTCCTTTTCGCCTAAACTCATCAAAATCATCTCCACTAATATTACAATTCTTGAACTTTAAAAAGCTCTGAACACTTTGCTCAATCGCATCATTTCTGTTTGATCCAACATTATTAAGTGCGTTCATGATTGTAATGACAGGTTCAAAAATTCCTAATTGTACAATCCCTAACGGATATTCAACAATAGGCAAGTTGCTTAAAACATGGCTCTTAATTTGATACTTACGATATGTACCGTTAAATTCTTCACATGTAAAAAATTCATTTTCTGTATATCCATACATAGTATAATATTCCATTCCCTTGTTGAATTTTTTATTATAGGTAACGCAAAGCCACGGTTTTTTCCCAAACCCTGTATCATAAACTACAAATGTTACTCTTGGATCAAGAATTTCAGTTTCAAATACACCATCTTCTTCTGCAGATGGCATGCACATTCGATAACCAGTTCCGCAAGCAAGCATCCACTCGCCAAGTTCTTTGTCTTTAGACGCTTTATCATCATCCATCATCAGCTCATTAAGCATAGACACATTATTTATATCAGAATACCCTTCCTTAGCACCGTGTACACCACGTTGTACATATTGGATAGGATCTCCAAAAACATATCCCATATAGAAATTCATAATCTCATACGCATGATTGATAACAAGCTTATTGCATATCTCTGGCCGTACTTGCTTAATGCGCTTCAAGATTGGTTGATCTCCTTTGTAATAATTCCAAAGATAGTTAATTTGAAATGCGTTTGTTGAATGAATAGCCATTGCCTTTGCTAATATCTTTGGTAGCGTTTCTTGCGTTATATCTTGCTTAGGAATATATATCTTTTTTCTTCCAAATAACTCTATTTCAAGCATTTATCCACCTCCTTCCGGTAATAAAAAAACACCATTATAGGTGCTATTTAATTAAATACTTATTCTTATACACACGCCAATCTTCGCAAAGTGGGTTATGACATATATGGTCTTTGCACTTCGATTTACTACACGGTGCTTTCATTCGCGGTGCTGCTCTTATCTCTCTGTTTTTCTTTTCCATTGCTTTCTCCTTTTTAAAATGGTCTTTCACTGATTTCGTAGCTTGTTCCACCTTCATAAATAAGCTCAGCTAACATTGCTAAACTATCAGGACTATCATCATGTGGTGATTTACCTGTTTGTAAAAAGGTGGTTAGTTCTTGCATTGCTTTATCATATTCTTTACTGCGATGCTGTTTATCAAGAAATACAAACTTTTTAATATCCGGTGCCCATCTAATTATCCTTGATAATTTAGATTTATTGCTTGGCGATATTTCAGATGTTATATTCAAATGAACCCCAACCTTTCTCAACTCTTCATCAACCTTATCTGAATATTCGTGTCCACCATTATTTGCTTCAAATTTTGATAAATGTGGTTTGTGATGAGCCATTTTTCCTATTACGCGTGGCCTTGTAACAGTTTTATCTCCTTTATCAAATATCCAATCAGTTATGTAAATAGTATCTCCATACTGATATGCGAAAGGCTGTGAATAACTATCACCGCCACCCCAAGCAACATCAGAAACAGAATAAATTGCATCAGGTTGTGTAGGTGGTAACACGCCGTTCCAGTATCTAAGTTCTTTCTCCGGAAACAACAATCCTTCTCGTTCTATAGGCTGATTCATATACAGTGCTAAGAAAGAAACTTCATCCATGTTTTCTTTTAGATTTTGAAAGTATGCTGTATTAAAACCAACACCAAAATCATAATCGAAGTTCGATTCTCCGTTTTCATCAAGTGCCGGAATACAGATAAACTTCGCGCGAGGATTTCCTTCGTTTTCTCGTTCCAATCTTCCAATAGGATCATGTACAGACCACCTAGTTGCTATATGCAGTTCTTTGCAATGCATTTTCTTACGTGATTTCAAATCGTTAAAGTATTTCATCCAAAGGGTGTCCATTCTATCTTTGGATAACGCTTCTTCAATTCCTGAAACAAGGTCATCGACATACAATATTCCTTCACATCGTGTTGCACCAGTAAGTGATCCGCCAATTGCTCTACATGTTAATGAAGGAAATCGTTTTATTGAATTAAGGTCAATGGTTTCATATTTAGAGCTTTTATCAGCTAGTTTTACATTAGGAAATACATCATGCCAAAGATATTCAGGATCTTCAATAATAGATAGAACACCGTCAAAGAACCCTCTAGTTAGTCCGTCTGCATGTCCTGATGCCAAATTACACATATTAGGATGCCTTCCCATAAGCCATGACAAGTAAAATATTCCTAGTGTTGATTTACCTGTTCCCGGTGGCATTGAAATAGTTAATATGTCTAACTTATCATCTTCTAAATCTTGCAGATATTGCACTAATGCATCCTTCATCAATTTTCTTCTA